TTACTCCATACTTTTGTAATACCTCAACCGCAATGATTCCGCATCAGTGGCAAACTGTTCTTTCTTTTTATTATTTATTAACGAGGTATACGCTGCATCAAGCACTTCTGGTGTAGCCTTTGATAGATCTTCGCCACGTTTAGCTAATGCATCAATAAAAGCTTGCTTGTTAGCATCTGTTGCCCATGTTTTATAAGCTGGTTGAGGTTTATCAATATCATTCTTTGGACTGTAATTACCCTGCTTATTGTAAAGTGAGTCAACTTGCCCTAATCGTGTTTTTACTTGATCATCAAGACTTTCTATTTGTTGTTTAAGTTCAGGTGTCATCATACCACCAGCGCTCTCTAATAATTTAGCTTTAGTCTTTTCACTATTGCTATAAACATCATTCACAGCTTTACGGTATTCTTTTTCAAATTCACGCGAGGTTTTACTATCTTGAGACTTAAACAACTTATTATAATATTGAGAGGACGAAGCTTTACGAGCCATGTTCATCTGCCCTGTTAAATCATTCATTGCAGATTCAAGTGGGATTACCATTACACCATCATTTTTATCGGTAGAACGGTTTTTAGTAACAGGTCGAATTCCTCCAGAACTACCATCCTCATAGAAGACTTCCATACCAAGAACTAACCCCGGCTGATCACCTTCACGATTTGGATCAATATCGGCTTGTTGAGTAACTCGAGCGAGTTTAGTTGAGGCAATAACTTTACCAGACGCATCTTTAGAGCCCACAGCTGCATTCAAATTAGGTCGATAGATGGCATCTAAATCATCAACCAAACTATCAGCACTCATTTCACCTGAGAGCACCTTAGGCATATTAGCTTCAATATTTTCAAATGATGTTAATAATTGAGGTGTATAACGACGAATATCATATGCGCCATTCTTAACATTAGGATCGTCAAAGATTGCATCGAGTTCACCCGTTTTCTGAAACTTCTGCCATCCTGCATCCAATAACACTGAATTATCACTAAGAAATTGCTGACGTTTTAGCTGTGAAGTACGCGTATTATTGTATTCAATACGGGATTTGTTTGCTTCTGCACTACGGCTTTCTATTCTATTTTGCCGTGAAAGTTGATCTTTATAGCGATGTTCATCTTTGACTTGTGCTGCCTGATAACGTTCTTCATTGGTTGAATCAAGTCGACTCTGTCGTTCAACACTGTCAGTATACCGACGTTTATTTTCAGCTCTATCCTCATCAGCTTGACGCAAACTACGTTGTCGATCCTCTTTTCTATCTTGGCGATCATAGCGTCGTTCCATTAAATCAAAACCACGTAACGCTCCATCCATAAAACCGCGAGTGTCTAAGCTCATAACGATACCTTAAAATAACTCACCAATAATAAAACCACCCACAGCCCCAATAGCAGTACCAATACCAGGCATAATTGCGGTACCAATTGCAGCCCCAGAGCCAATCGCGCCCATCGTTTGTGTTCGCTCAGCTGTTTTTAGTTGTTTATTCGTACTTTCTATCTGTTCTTCACGATTGGCAGCATTACGTAAACCAGACATTGCTTGTTTACGCGTATCACTGCCTAAAGATAAAATACTGTATGACATTACATTCCTCCTCCGACATTCATTTTTTGGCGCAACCCCATATTCGCGCCGGATAGAATTGACATTGACTGTTCTTCTCCATGAGCACGAATAGCATTCTTAGTACCTGCTATTCCCAATGCCTGTCTTGCATCACTATTTGAATCTAACTGTGGTGTTACACCAAATCGCGCCATCTTATTGGTATTCGACTGCGTCGCTGCACGTAAAGAATTTTGCATATTGCCATCAACCCGAGACAATTGTTCTGATGCCAATTGACCTGTTGATGCCTTTTCCAGTAACTCTTTTTGTTTAGGATAAAAACGCTGTTCCCAGTCGTCATACATCTGACGAGTTAAATTTGCATAGGTGTCTGCTGCAATACCCATCATTTACTCCTTAAGAAAGCATGGTGCCAAAAGGATTCATTTCATGATCATAAGTAGAACGTGATTTCATCGTCGATATACCATCCATACTGGAACCTGATGACATGCTACCTACTTCACGCAAACCTGCAGAGACTCCAGCACCGGCGACAGTACCGATTAATTGATTATTAGCAGATCCTCGGTTAAAAGCATTTTGAGCATCAGAAGATGCTTTACGCATACTTGATGTTGCAACATCCCCCATAGCCGCTAATGACTCAGATTTTTGTCCCATACCAATTGCAGTAACATCTTGCAGCCCTGCCATATGTTTATCTTGCTCTGCTGTTTGAGCACGATTAACCGTATCGGCTTGTTCTATCGCTTGTTCTGATGACATCTCAGCCATTACTTGTTGATACTTACTGCTACTTGGATCAATACCTGAAGCGGTTAATTGTTGATTGGCTGCACTGCGAGAGTCACTGAAATTTTTAGCATAGGCCAAACCTGCATCTTGTTTTGTTTTAGCCATATTCGATGAAGAGTTATAATTATCAACACGTTGAATAAAAGTATCTTCAAAGCCTTTTAAATCGTTTTTATAGATATCCCATTGTCGATTAGCAACATCTGCTGCTGATTTTTGTGCTGTTGTCTCTTCTACTTTATTTTTTCCCCCACCACCCATATCAACTCCTTATAATGGTTTGATAAAATGCATAACTCTATCGCCATTAGTTAATTGCCAATCTTGCTGTTCAAGCAAAGGAACTAAGCTTTTCACAACGGTATATAACTCTAATCCTGTTGCGCCGATTTCACGAGACAACTGCTCAATCATATTTTGATAACGTTCAATAGCATTGCCACCCCAATTAAAGGCGAACATCACATTCACTGTTACTACGCTATTTTCCGACAACGGCTGCAGTACAAAAAATCCATCCTCACCCACAAACAAAAAAGCCCCATCGCTTGATAAGGCTTGATCTATTTCATCTGAAAATTGATGATGGTTACGTTGTTCTGTCTCTCTTATGATAGGAAGTAGCTTCTCTCTGAACTTCAACCAATTTTGCTTATTGATACGCATTAAAATGTACCCAGCTATGCCTTTGTAAATAAGAAAACTGCATATTGATCAGTATGGTCATTGGCTCGTCCGCCACTATATTCAAATGTTATGGATACATTCTTTGCAACATGAACTAAATCTGACGTTAATATTCCTGTTGTCATAATATGCTCATGAGGTCCGCCATAAGTAGACGTCCCACTGACAAATTCTTGGCCATTAATCTTACATCTCGCACTTGCGCCTACACTTGATCCAGATTGCCCATTAAATTTCGATGCTCCGTATCTCACTGGAATTAATTTAACAAGAACATCAAACGGCCAACCATTAACACTCACAGACCTTCCATTTTCTACTGGCACCATTTTAACAAGATCACCAATAATCTGACTGGCAGAAAGCGTACCTCTAATCGTACAATTTTCATGAATTAGGATGTTGCGCATCTCGCCACTGGTCGCATACATATGCCCAGAGTAACTACCATTAACCGCATTAATTCCATCAGTAAAAATTTGCCCCGATGCATTAATATAAGTCTTCCAACCGTTAAATCGCCCACCAGCACCAAATCCAGCCCATCCACCAGTTACTTGTCCGCCATTAATTATCGGTGAATTAATACTAATTCCAGCTTTAACTTCATCAGCTATGATCGTTTGTGCATTCAATATCTGAATCGTGGCTTTCTCAATAAATGCTTTAGGTATAATGACGTTACCTTTATCGATAGCAAAAAGAGGCTGAGTTGAACCACCGTCAACATTAGGGTCAAAGACAATAAACTGACTCGCAGATATTGCAACTTGAGATATACCGTCACTGTCAGCAATAATACCAATGCCAGCCTTAATATCACCCGCTTGCGCTTTAGTGCTCCACATGGTTTTATAAGCAGCAGAGCCATCTTTATTGATGGTACTTATTGCAGAACTATTGGACTTAACTCCTGATTTTATTCCCTCAATGCTCTTCGTTAACCCTTGAACCAACTCAGACTCTTTCATCTGCTTACCAATATCATCAATAATATCGCTAAGATTAGAACTGGTAGAAACCTTCACTCCATCAACATCATTGTACGGCCCCGCTATATCATTGATGTTAACGAACCGACACCAGTAATAGAATGTAGAACCAGGATTAACAATATCGCCAAAGACTGTGGCAGGCGTGGTCGCAATAAGTACAGATTGCTCTAAATGCGGGGCTGAACCATCAGCATTTGGCGCAGCTCTCCACACTTCAGCGTAAGCGAATCCATTGAACGTCGGGTTTTCCCACTCCAACATAATGGCACTAAATCCGCCAAAAGCAGCAAAACCAATAGGTGAATGAGGTTTATCAACAGGCAAATTAATATCTGGTATTACCGCAGGAATGGGTTTAGGAATAGCCGCTCCATTACTATTTCTAGTAATATTGATTAAACCTAAGCTAGCAAGCTCACGCATTGTGATAGCACGATCTAATCCATTGCCGCGCTGCCCAGTTAATAACTCAATGTTTTCTTGTATTGCAGCACTATCGCGCCCGCCACGAAAACCTGATTTACTCTTTGGAGAAACCATTACATTAACTCCTGCATAGAACTTGCCACCATCAAGCGTTCAACTTCAGCACGACCACTGACTTCAATTTGCCACGTTGTTGCACGAATAGCAGGTAACCTAAAACCGTTATGAGGTATCTCACCTTCGTTTAAAGAATATAACAACTTACCATCACCAAAAATCTTCAAAGACAATTGGTTAACCTCTGTTGATACCACACGCGCACATGACATCAATGAATCCACAGGCAATAGGAAAACTTTACTGCGCCACTGCCCTGACAAGTAGTTATCCCCCCCTTGCCAAAGACGCATTTCACTGCCTTGAACTACAACCAATTGATCTCGTTCTAAGTCTTCATAAGCACAATCCCATCGATTTGATAGCTCACGAAAATCTTGAGATACAGGATCAAAGATAAACCCACCACCACTATATAAAGCAATATACATACCTTCTGAGGCCCATGCTTTTATTGTGTGAGGTTGCTTTGTTTGCCATTGTCGCCGTGTCATCAATTGATCTGTAATCGTTATTGCGCCATCAGAACCAATGGCAACCAGCCCATCAGGAGATGCATAAATTACTGTTCCATTAACGACAACCATTGATTCATTACTGACGCAGGCTTGTTCACTGCCTATTTTAGTGCCATTAATCGCACCTGGTGTAACACCACTAAAGATATAGGGATACCCTTTAGTCACGACAACTAAACTCGTACCAATAGCAGTAATACCTACTATCTGATGCTCTGTTGTCCCTCTATATTGTTTAGGCCATGCATAAGGTAAGAAAGCTTCTGAGAACATCACTTCATTACCTGCAAAGCCGGCACAGATTCCATTGGCCATAACGCAAAGGCCACGCATATTTTCATCAGGAACATCGTACTGCCACGTTTCTAAAATAGGCGCATTAAGCGTTGCAGTACTATCAATATATTCAGCTTGTGCAACCGGGAGCTCAGCAACAAGCATATACTCAGCGCTGACACTACTTGTCACTGTCCGATATAAACGAGTATGGGTAATATTATGTGTATTAACATTAAGGCGGGCTAACCCGATATAAATAGTAGAGCCCGGCTTTTCGACTAATAGCTCAGTACTCGGTTTTGATGGTGCACCTTCTTCACCAAAACGTGTCACAAAGGTCTGGATATAATAGCGGGTTTCATCATCAAAAATAGCAACCTGTCCAGCTTCAGGATCACTGCCAGTTGAACTATCTATACGATTTATTACAGGTGCAGAGCTTGGTATTGGTACACCTAAATCATAACTTGCGGCCGGACTAACGACACCAATCGCTATATCTTGAGCTGTCACTTTAGGTTTATTTTCTCCCGTAAAGTACACACGCTGCCATTCATCTTGTGCCATTGGGTTATGAATAGCTTCAATGGGCTTATTCCATAGAAACCAGTGTTCGTCGGTATATTTAAATATTGTTTTTGCAGATAGTGGTAAGGAAGCCACCACAGCGTCATTACATAGTGGACGAATAATGCCATTTTCAAAGCAACAATCTTTAGCAATAACTGCCGCTTCATTAGGTAATAGCTGAGGTTTTAATCGCGGTATTTCACCGCGCATGAGAGGAATAGTAATTAGCATCGACTACTCGCTTATTGAGTCAATAATGATGATTAAGATCAGTTAATATCATCTTGCGTATAAGTGTATTGATAGATTCGCCCCTTCTGACTAGATGAGGGTGGATAGGTTAATACTTTACGGCCTAAATTAGCTTTAATATAGCTACCATTAGAAGTATTAAATTTAAATATCAATTGATTAGCGAAAGGATTAACAACAAAGAGATAGACATCAAACCAATCTCTCGCAATATTATGTGTGTATACTTTGGTGAAGAAACGTTCATCGTGTGAAGTATGGCTATATACAACACAGGTAACGCCCGCAGGGTTGCCATTACCTGAGCGAATAATGATTCGATTATGATCACATTGATGATATGAATTAACGTAAAACCCTGAACCACCAATAATTTCTATCTCTGCTGTAGAACCATTTTGAGGGATATAAACCGTTGCAATTCTTACATACTTATCAACATTCCCATCGACAGTGATTGGTAGCGATTTTAAAAACTCATACGTCATCGCACCGGCAAATATGTTATTATATTTGTACATCATTCCATCATTATCATATCCATCGTTATGGTTGATCATTGGAATTGGATGAGTATGACCACCGCCTGATTTAGCATAAAGTTGGATTTCTGATGTTACATTACCATCATTATCTAGCCCCTCAATTGTCACCTTACCGCTAAATTGAGGTGACTCATTTGACCCAACACTGTCTATATCTTGTGCGCGAATGTAACGTGCATCAGATTCTTCTTTTGAATATGTCTCTAACCATTGTCTAATAGCACCCTGATTAGAACAAAAACGAATGTAGCTATCAGCGACATTATCGATACGAAAAGCTAATGCGCCTGAAAAAGAGGACTGATTGGTAAAACCCGAAGAAAATAAACGTGCTTGAATATCACCATTATTGTCTCGTACTGGCACACTGTTCGCATTTACTTCAATGGTATGTACTGTGTTCGGTACATGCTCTAAATCGACATCAGCCTTACTTAGCAGTACCACGCCACGCTTACCATTGATAGAAGTAACACTTTCCGTATTATCAATTTTATAATAGGCATCCATACTCGCTGAATAGACCAACGAGTCATCGATACCATATTCAATACCATTGACAGTTCCAGCCACCGTCACTTTCCAAAAACACGCCCTTTTTTCACCGTTAATATCGATTAAAGGTGATGGTGCAATACCGCTTGATAAATCAATACCACCTTGTTCTAACATAGCACCCGATAAACTTGCAGCCGCAAGCTCTGCGCGTCTAGCTGCTTCAACGGCTGTTTCTTTTGCTGTTAATGTTTGAGATAACCCTAATGAAACACTGACTGCCTTCTCTGTCGATACATTCGATTTATCCAAAGCAATAGCTGCACTTGATTGTGCAGCATCAGCACTTAGTTCTGCATTATTTGCACTTACTAAAGCATTAGCAGCTTGTTGCTTAGCAATGTTTACCTGCTGTATTGCGACATTCGCTTTTTGAGTTGCGACAGTTGCACTCTCACCAGCAACCACTGCGCTATGTTGTGCTAACTGGATATGACGAGCGGATATATCAACTTGCTCTTGGATTTGCTGTTGTGAATGTTCCACATCAGCACCACGCTCTAACACTTGTTGTTTTGTAACTAATGCATCGTTTGCAGATTGCTGAGCAGATTCTTTCGCTGTTTGTGATAACTGAGCAGATGATTGTGCCCGCTCTGCTTCTTGATAAGATCTGTCTGCTTGATTTTTTGCATCATTGACAATATCAACACGCATTACCGCTTTCGCTCGTCCAACTTCTTGAGCAACCTGTAACACACTTATTAACGCGTTATCCTCACTTTTTTTAGCGGCTAATTGGGATTGCTTTGATGCTTGTTGACTACGATTAGCATTAATAACGTGAGTCTCGATTTGTGCTTCAATCTGGACAATATCATTAAGTTTTTCATTAAAAAAACCGCGAAATAACTCAAATTGCTTTAGTACTTCTTGAGACTGGCGAACGCTTTTTATTGTTTCATCTCTATATTGTTTTGCCAGCTGCATAAAATTAAAGGTTTGTTGGCTTTTAGCTGCAGTGTTTCTTTCACTTAATACTGCCATCTCTGCGGCAAGTTTAGCCTTTTGTAAAGAGGATGTGGCGCTATCACTAAAACTTTCAGCCTTATTTTTAAACGCTAATACTTGCTGTTGAACATCATAGATATCACTTTGGATAATACGAGCAGCATCATATAACCCAAGTGTGTCTGCTTTGACTTGTTGTGAGCTACTCAAGGCTTGATTGATTTGCGTAATGCTATCAGTAACAGATTGCACTAAAACATCAATTTGTTGAGCCTTTACCTCAACCTCAGTTACCTTATTATCAATGTTTATTGTAAGCGTATGAGTAAGCTCAATATTTCGTTCAATATCACGCGCTGATAATGCTGCTCGATTTGCAGCATCAACCGTTTGTTGTACCAACTTCGGCAATACCGGTACCGTAATACCCACAAGACTATTTAATGAGCCATCAGGCGTATTATCTGTAACAACCGTTTCACCTAAATATTCAACATCGCTTTGTTTACTTGGCTGTACATATAACGAGTATGTGCCTGGTAATAATTCAAACTGATAATAACCTCGACTATCTGCTTTCATATATACAGTAGAACCAATGAATACTGAGTTCGTCGTACTGGTTGCAACTATTTGTAATAACCCATTCGCGATAGGTCTGTTTGCTAAATCACGAAGAATGCCAAAGACAATCATGCGCTACTCCATCGCTGCTTGTTTTAATGCTTGCTGCTTCACCCGATCCGTTGTGGCTTTCCCTGTTAGAGCTGTATTAAATACTTGGTAGTGTGTAGCCGCTTTCTGCGCTTCACTCGCATTTTCAGCATCTTTACTAAAAGCCCGATACAACATGAAATCAAGCAACATACCACTATAGGTAATTGCCATACGAAGCTCACCACCTTCAGTTGCTGTTAACAGCTGACTATATTGAACATCAATAACCGTTGCTTTATCAGGTGTTGGATATAACCAAAACCATGTCAGTTCATCAGCAGCTTTAGTCCAACATTTTGGCTGACCTTGACTTGTTCGCCAATCAGGATAAAAACGGTTTAACGTTTCCATCGGCGTGAACTGCCCTCGTACTGCGCCAATTTGCTCAACAGAGAACAACATATGCGCATCATCAGGCAACGCAACAGGATTACCTCTTGCTTCAATATTAGCTCGAGCAACTACAGCACTTGGCTTATAGGTGATCACTGCATTCAAAGCTTCATTAAGGTAATAAAGTAATTCTAGCTTTTGCCAACGAACAAACAACGGATCAACCAATGCTGTCGCTGCCTGTGTTAATAATGTATCGACTGAAATCATTAGAAAAACTCCCGACGACAAGCAGGATTATCTAGCTCAAGGACTGGTGTATGTTCTATTGCATAGCGGTAAGCTTGACGGATAGCCGAGATAAACTCTCGTTGATTGTATTGTGCTAAATCAGGATTGAACCAAGATGTTGTTGGCTGTAATTGCAGAAGATTCGCAGCACCGGCACAGATACCGTCTACATAATCATGAAGTAATACTTCTGGTAGCTGATCTGCATTGATAACGGGCTCGGCCATTGCGGTGATCACTACATCACTAAAATTAGCCTTAAATGTAATATCATCTCGACTGACCACGACAAAATCATATCCCACCTTTAAGGGCTGAGATTTGCTTGTAACGTTAACGATACCTGCACCTTTTAATTGTACCTTTCCTTTGATACCAACGTGATGGCTAATCATCGATACAGACTGACGTTCAAAGACGTCATCAAACTGACGAGTTTTAACCAGTATTTTGCTTTCACGGCAAAACCGTTGTGCTGCTTTAACAATGGCTATTTCCATTAATCCGGGTACAGGCACATCAACTAACATGCTTAATGTGGGCACAAAATCAGACACAGGCACCATTGGTTTATCCTCGAATAGCGTTACGAACACGCAAGCGGAAATCATCAACAGACTCTTGTGCATCTTTTGCATCAACAGCAAGATCATGCGCTTCAATCAGCGTGGCCAGTTTAACTGACGTCATCTTTGATAAATCAATAGATTGCCCAGCCAGTTCAACCACCATGCTATTAGCATAAGCTTCTGCTGCTAGTTGTGCCTGATGCTCACGTTCTTGTTGTGCTTTATCATCTGCTTCTATCTTTAGCTCAGTCTGAATCAACTCAACCTGCTCTTCTCGTACCCATACTTTTGGGTATTGCAGCAGCATGTAAGCAATATCAGCTTCTACCTCTACTGGCTTATTTTGAGGGAATATTAATAAAGAGCCGGTGATCGTATCTTTCTTAAATGGCTTATCGCCAATATAGGCAATGCTAATCTTTGACATGGTTATCCCCATAAAAAAAGCGCCCATAATGAGCGCTCAATATCGTTTGATTTATCGTTTAATTAATACTTAAAAACCAACAGATACATATTCAGGCATAATAGCGACAGAACCCGTTGCTACTGCGCCCTTAATAACCACCGTTAGAATATTTTTTTCAATGAGATAAATAGGCTGAACCGGAATAACAATCGATCCTTTAGCTGCAACATTCACCGCAGAAACAATGATGTCATCATTCAATTTAATATCCAATGTTACGCCAGTACCTAAACCTGATTCTGTTGCTACTCGAACACCGACAACTTCTAAGCCAATCGGTAATTCAAGCGTTTCAATTTCAGTACCAACGACAGCCGCTTTTACGTCAATCTTACCAAAGGCAATACTCAAATTACCGGCAGCGCCTGTATATACAGTATCTCGCATGGTTTGTGCGATGATTTTAGTCATAACAAATCTCTCTTGTGGTGAATGAATTACAGCGTGACAGCTGTATCGAGTGCTATAACGCCATGGTCATTGATACGCCCGTTTTTATCAGCAAAGCGGATCTTTTTAAGACCATTCATCCATGCGATAGAAATTTCCGTACCGTTATCGTGATCCACCTTTTTTTCTGTATATTTAAATTGATTACCGCTTGAGGTTGAACCCCATGCATTAGCCAATGCCTGACCACCTAAAAGAATGGCACGATCAATCGTGGTCTTTGCTTCAACTTGTTTAACCGTTGCAGCATTATCATTATTAGACACCTTCACGGCAGAACCCTGGTTGAAACGAATTGGCATACCTTTGTATTTACGTACTAAGATATTGCCGCGCATTGCACATTCACCCGCAAAAACGGGATGACGGAAATTACGACCACGATTAAGCGCTGATGCTGTTAACTGTTGCCAGTCCTTATAACTCGATGTTTTCTGCCATGTAGCCCACTGGCGAGGCGTTACTTCAAGTAAGTAGAAAGGTTCATCACCCGCTAATTCATCCGCACCGAAACGAATCGGCTGTAAAGGATGTGCCATTTCTTCTAGGTAAAGGCTGAGATTATCCACAGCATCCATGTTGAAAATGTCTGCAGAATCGAGACCTTCAAAAGATGTCGCATCACCTCCAAAGAAATGACGATCATAGGTTGGCGGCAAAATATCATTAACTAAAATATCACTGTATTCATTGTGACCTTCAAGCGGAACAATAATATCATCATCAAAGTAATCACCACGCGCACCGGCTAAATGAATAGTAGCCGCCTGATCTTGCAAGTCATTAAAATAAGGACCGAGCAAAGTGCGCCCTGCTTTACGGATCTGATGCGTTGTTCGTTGCTGGCTCATCTTGCCACCAGCATCAACCATATGACGGCCTTGATTGATTTTCAGTTCAAAGCTTGAAAACTCAAGGTTCTCACCACGACCTTCTAACTTCTTATCTCCCATAGTTGGACGCTTAGAAAGCTTGTGGACGATCTGCATATCAACAGATTCACCCGCCTGTTTAGTTAAATCTGAGATACGTACAATCGGTGCATGTGCCGACGTTTGTGTATTGCCTTTCTTATCGCCCATGGCTTGCTTTGGCGCTTCTTCCGTCAGCATATTTACAAAGCTGCGATTTCGGTTAGCGGCAGTAAATAGCGCAACTTCTTGTAAATGTTTCGCCTGCGCTGGCGTAATAGTTGTCATAGCAACTCCTAGAAACAGAAAAACCCGCACAAAGGCGGGTTTAAGTATGTAATGAACTGATGGTTAATAATCAGCTTGATCTAAGAGCGCATCAATTTGATCAGGTGTCATTGTCGACATCAAGTTTTGCAACTCAGCATTGTTCATATTAACTGCCTGTTGCAACACCGTTCCCTGATGTTGATTGGATGCGCCTACAAGTGACGGACTCTCGGGTAAAGATTCCGCTGCGGCTTTCTCTTTTTGTTCTGCCACCTCACGAACTTGTGTATCAACTACTGGCTCAATGACAGGTTCAATTACTGGCGCTGATTCAGGAGTAGATAATGTTTCTCCAAAAGCAGCTTTCGTTCGACGAACTACCTCTTCAAAACGTTCACGCTGTGGCTTTTCTGACCACGTTGGATCTGTTAATAAACGATCATCAATATCGAGTGCGAGAGCCCATTTATCACCTTTCTCATCCATCCAACCATTCAAGTCTGTATTTGATTTAATATCATCTAATACAGGATTACTGGTTGATACATCTGTAACTGGTGCTGTGTTAGCAGTAACGGCATCAATCTTTGCCATCAGGCTTGTGATGAATGGTGCTAACTCAGGATAGTTCTCGCGTAAATCATCGATTTGCTTATCGTTGACGGTTAAATTTTCAGGTAGGTCATCAAGATCAACACCCAACTTCTGTAATTGCTTATCGCGCAATTCAAGTAAACGACTTTGCTGATCATACTCTGGCTGCTTCTGCTTCATATCAGCAATCTGTTGACGCAAACGTTCAGACTCTCGACGTTCAGCTTCTAGCACATCGTATGGAATAATGTGTTCACCGTCTTTGGCGACAATTACTTTCTTCTCAGGCTGTTCTTCACTCTGCTCAACAATCACATCATCCGTAGTTGGCGGAGCTACGTTCGTATCGCCTTCTAATGGTGGTACTGTTGGTTCAGTTGATGCTACTTCGGCAATAACGGGATCTGGTGTTGCTAGTAATGGTTCGTCAACCACTTCAGCATCATCAAGACTATCCAATATTGCTTCTAGTTCATCGAGTGTTTCATTACCTGTAATTTCAATCGTCATAGGTTAACTTCTCCGGTTGTAGACGTATCGCTGTCTGTGCGAATAAAGGCTTTAAAGAAAAACCCTTATTCCCAAAAACAGGCATAAAAAAAAGCCACATCCCTTTCGGGTGCGGCTTTAGATGATGGAATCAGAGTATATTAGATTCAGGTAGAGTCAAGACGTACAAGCCCAAAAGAGCAAGACCGATTGATATGCAATTGCAACTGTTATAATATGCAAAAAATTCACATGGAATGAATAATATGAATTGGGAACTTACCCTCAAAATAGCATCAGCACTTGTTGGTATAATAAGTTTAATTAAAATATTTCACGATTTATTCACATCAAAGAAGACTTCACTACAAAATGAATATAATTTTGTAAAAATCTTTTTAAACGATCTAACTGATGCTGAAAATAATAATAAACCATTACACCCTTTTGCTCTCGAAAAGGGATATCAAGCACTAGCAGGAACTGATGCTGTAAGTAGTAGTGAAGTTAAATATATACTTACATTAAAGGATTCTGCTCAGTGTCTTCGCGATTTTATTTTTGCAAAGTATTTATTTGAGCGCTTAAATACTGACGGCGATTTTAAGATTAAATTCAGGAAAAAATACAGCAAACTTTGGGTTAGAAATCTAAATAAAACATACTATATTTTAGGATATGTAATATTAGCATTTATATCAATATCCCCTTTAGTCTTTATGAGTTTTTTAAATCAAACATTAAGCCAAATGTCTACACAACTGATGATTACTTTACCTATTTTTGGCTTTTTATCCTATATTAGCTTAAATAATTGGGGGAAATTTATTAGAGGTGAACATTTATATCAAAACCAAAAAGAATATCAAAAAACAAAGATAATAACTGATAAGTATAGTCATTAAATTAAAACTATGATGTATCATTTTATACATCATAGTTACTTATCATAATTGAATAGCATCAATCTGCTGCTGAAGATTAGCCAGCATATCCTGCTTAACTTGCTCAACCTCACCACTTACTTTTTCCATTTCAGTTAAAATCTTACCTGTTTCAGCTTGAGTCTTCGCATTGGTATAACGCTGACTATCAGCAACCACACTCTCTTTATTAGCAAGAGCTGCCGTTCGTTGAGCTTCAGCTTCAAGCTTACCGACTTTAGCAGCAAGCTCTCGCATCATTAGCGCTTGTTGTTCTTGTTGCTGCTGTGCTTGTGCTTCTGCTGCTTGTTGTTCTTCTGGCGTCATATCTTCGGCATCTTTACCCACACCTAATGCACCACGAACACGATCCATAAACTCCGCTTTATTTGGTACATCACTTAATTCAAGCACTAGATCAATCACTGCACTTTGTACTTCCGGTGGTAATTGTGCAGTCATTTGCATCATACGTTCAGCAAGTTGAGACTTATAAGCCGATGTTTGTTGAACGGGTGCTAAAGCAATATGAGACCGTAAGCGAGAAATATCATTATTCATGCCATCTGGTGTTTCTTCATTGATAACAACAGCTTTGCGTTTCATCTTGTCATCACGATTAACCACAACCTTCTTATTACGCTTACTCTTTAGGTCTTCAATGACATAGCCAAGAATGAGTTCTCCCACTAACTGACATGAGAATCGATAGTTGTCATTAATTTCAGCAAGTGTTGTTGCGCCTTGTTCAACGATATTAGCAATGGCAATACCACTTTTAGCACCATCATCTTGACCAAGAAAAGATGGTGAGACACCCATAACATCTTGTATATGACGCATAGAATCTTGCATTACTGAGAACTGTTGGCTTGAAACTTCCGTATCTCGATTGATTTGGAACACTTCTGCCATTGTCTTTTGATTACGTCTGTTTGGATTAAGCTTTACCACACCACGCTTATCTATCTCTTCAATGACCTTTTGAGTACTCATGTTAGTCGCATCTTCATCCATGATAATCAATGGCGATTGTAATAACTGCGTGAGTTTACTGCGACGGAAATTCACTTCATCTTGTGCACTGATTGATGAAGCAACAATGCCATAAGGTTCACCAGATGAGGCTTTACGGTATCCAAAGAAAGGAATCAGTGGCCACATGCCTTGTGGTGCTGAGCATTCTTTATCCCCTAAATGATGTGGTCCTGCATACCAACTCTCACTGATACGACTAATCTGTGCCATACGAAGCTGAACTTTCCCCATTCCAACTGCAGTGGCATGAGCAACATTACTCGATTGATACTCAATAACTCGACCATCAGAGAGCTCAATCACGGGTTTACGCTCAAAGCTACGGTAATAAATCACCTGCAGTCGAATACGTTTACGGTTTTGGCTTAACCATTCAGACTCACTGCGAGTCCAAGCACTGTATTCTTTGTAGCCACTTTGCAGCTGAGGGTCTAAACCTGCGATATGATCGACATCGACAAAGTTATTCCATGAATTTACCGCCTGCTCAATAATGGTACGCTTATTCGGCACCATAGTTATCAGCTCATCCATATCAATCCAGCGATAACGCATTAACCATCGCGCATCTGATAAGTCATGTTGCTTTGCTAACCAATCCCAGTAGACCTCATCACGTGGCACATTTTGGATTTTATACTTGGCACCAAAAGGGTCCTGGTTACGAAAGCACTCAACCCAACCAATACCCGCTTTGAGTTGTGAAGCATAAGCATCTGAACGTGCTTTATCTAATCGACCAAGACGACAAGCATCAGCAAACTCAGCATTCAATGCTTCAGCTAACTCTTCCATTTCATCATCGGGATCATCAGCCATGACCAACAAATCAGTACGCGTCTTGGCTTCCATACCAAGAACAGAATTAACTGCAGGCTTTATTAAGTTTTGAACAGTTATTGGTTGACCTCGTTCCTTCAGCGTTTTTAATACTTCAGCCTCGAGTTGATCATCATCGTAATAAGCATCAGCTTTGTTTGCAGCAGAGCGCCAATCCGGTTGGCCATCAATGTCAGACATGATGTCGAGCAATTTACTTTGGTCTACTTTCATTAATAGGTCATCCAGTGTTTATCTTTTGCTGGCTGGTTATCGTCAGATTTAACGCGCTTTGGCATGCGAGCTCGCATTTCTTGGGCAATGGCATAGCTAATCAGTTGATCGTCATAACAGCCCACTTGAGCATTCATTGCACCTTTGCTGTCATACACATAAGCATTAAGCTCAGAGATAGTGCCTATCCAACGAATACCACTTGTTTGAGTACGTAACAGTTCTTTTAAACCCTCAATGATGATGGGTTTAGATTGTTTTGTTGTTAGCCAACCTAATTTGGGAGTGTCGTTATCGTTATCACGGTCAAGGTATTGTTCTTGATAGATACGACGAACAGGATAGATATCGCGGAATTTTTGTAAGAACGCATGTCCATGGTTATTTCGTTCTGGTCCAACAAAAGCGGTGTTATACATATGGCCAACATGACGCACGAGTGATGCAAACATCTCAACATCTAAATGACCAAACCAATGCGCGACTTGTTCACCTGTGCTTTTTTTGACGACATCAAATGAACTTCTATCGTTATGCTCAAGACCTTCAGCAATATCAACGCCTATTGCATACTCTTCATCAGTGTCAGGTAACTCCCACACAAGCAGCATATTAAGTAAATTACGCTGCAGCTTCTCATTATCAACCTCACGCATTGATTGAGCTTTTGTCTTGATACCACTTACAGGCTCGATGTCGTAAATGATAAGTGGCTTTATGGTATGAGCTTCTGCATTCATCACGCGAATAGCATCGAACACACGACGACCAGAGGTTAAGAAAGCTTCTTGTGGCGTTGAGGGAAACTCTTGCTTAATTTCCTCGCCCTGACTTTGTTCTTTATTGATGTACCATTGTTTTTGCTCATCAGTTAACGTGACCTTCATGGCTGACTCAACAGCTGCAAAGTATTCTTGATGGTATTTACTGAGCTGTAATCCAGACTGAGGAAGAGGCTCTGAGTATTTAGGATCTTGAAACCACGCAAAGAAATGAAACTTATAATCTTGTAAGCCCAACGTCGAGCCTGAATTATATAAATCCAATGCTCTCATGCTCATTGAGTAAAAATCACCACCAACACCTTCGGCTGTAGATTCGATGAAACAAATGGCCTTTTGGTGGATAGCATTTAAGGTACCGGTCTTAACCTCTTTGGCCTTTTGTGGATACTTAGCACAAATCTTTCCATGCTCTGAAATGTGAAGTCGTTGCACTGTCCCTGAACGGAATGACGTTGCACACTGAATACTTGAACCACTTTCAAAGAGAATAAAGCCACCGCTTGCACCAGAGCGACGCGCTTTAATCGGAAATTCGGCTTTAAGCCACTCAGGAAGATTATCAAATGGTACTTCTATCTTGGTACGGAAAATCTCACCTGCAGCACCTTGGTCTTGAGCGATGATGCCGCACTTAATGTTCTTATTAAATAACGCTTCATCTAGCAGATAAATATCAATGGCAGTAGAGAAACCAAGCTGACGCGCTTTAAGAATGATATTCTTATGTGCCATTAACTTGAACAGTAGAGCTTGAGCCGGTCGTAACTTAAACGTGACTAAGTCACCATCCTCATTTTCAACTTTGTAAAGGTTGTTCAGTCGCCACCATTTATTGCCAACTCGAGCTTGGATGTAGTCAATTTGCTCTTGTTCGGTCATGATATCAAGCCATCAGAGCCAGTCTCTTGTAGTTCAGCAATCATTGCAGATATTGGTGTGATTGAGCCTTTACCCTCTTTAGACAATTTATCAGCTTCCAATTTTAGCTTGGTTGTTGCAGCTTCTATTCGATCCGTATCTTTCATGATTTTCTGCTCATTAACGGTATCAATACGAATGGATGAAAGAGTTTTAGTGATAGATTCAATACGAACTACATTTCTATCGAGTGCTTGTTCTGTCGAGGTAATCGCGTTGTAAAGTTCAATGCGTTGATCAACAGAATCTGCATTGGCCATATCAGCACGAATCTTCTTCATCGTATCGATACAGTTCAAAGCACGAGCACGACACAGTTTTAACTCTTCCTCGAGGGACATTTGAGCCGCTTCATCGAATAACGATTGGTCATCAAATCGTGCTGAATAACCACCATGTTTGCGCGCATGTTGATTGCCAACTTCAAAACTTTGGGAAGGATGTGGATTACCAGGCTTACCATTTTTAAACTTATTAGCGCTGGATTTTCCTTTGTGTTTCGCTTTATTCGTAGGTTCAGGCTTAGAATTAGTTCGTTTTTTTACTGATTCACTCTCTCCCTCTATATTTTCAACTTTGCGCACTTTCTTTGATTGCGCAGTTTCAGGTTGCGCATTGCGCACATTATTAGATTGCGCAGTCTTATTTTGCGCAGTGCGCATTTTGATATAGCGACGTGCAGATTGATAATTAAGCCCTCGTTGATGACACCATTCTTTAGCTGTAATCCCTGTCTTATCGTTATCAGCTAAGAACTGCAGTTGTAGTTGCTTCCAATCATTGGCCATATAGTTATCTACTTACTTGCTAACTCTTGGCTTAACTCTCCCTCCACTACCCAATCACCGACTTTGACCTCATGGGTTGTAGCTATATCTATTACAGCGCCATTAGCTAACATAACGCACACGACGTTGCCGCATTTATCGATGATCTCAATAATGCGTCCGGTTTCATTTTCTATTGTCATAAGGCACTCGAGAGATAATTGGAGGGAACATTATCAATGGCACTCGTAAGGACCATTTGTAATGTCTATTAGTCTTTAAGCTTTCGCCACTTAAGGTAGTCATCAACATATTGCGCACATTCTCGCAGCGCAGACTTTAATTTGAGTGTATCGATGGGTAATTCAGCGGGTGTTGTTGCTGTCAATGTGGGCTTGTAGCATGGAACAACTAACCCTATTGGTGGTAAGACATACAGTGTTTCTGTTTTAGTGATGACTCTAGTAGGACTGGTGCAACCGCTTAATAACAGACTTAGGATAGCGAGTATCAAAACAGGTATTGGTTGATAGTGCTTTCTTGAGTGTTTGGATATCGGCGCTGAGCTTTGCTTTATCACGGTGTAGGCTCTCCGTTCTTGCGCTTAACAGACCTGATAATGTCTTGCGCTCTTGGACTAACTGCGCAATTTGCTTTGATTGGCTATCCTTGATGGATTCAACAGTGCTTAGCTGCAATGATAATGTAGCCACTTCCTGTTTTGCTCCCTCAGCGGAGGCGATAAGTAGCTTGATTTTAAATACCATGCCGGCACAAATAGTGATAAGGACCACAATCACTCCTATCTTTACTCTATTGAGTAGCATTCATGGCCTCCACTATTTCCTTATCTAATGGCATTTGGCCTATCTGTACTAATGCTTCATTGATCTTGATCGTTCCCATGCATAGCTGCTGCACCACATCACGCCTTTTCACTATCCCATAGCAGTGATTACTACGAATAGCGCAATCCTTACCTGCCACAAATCGCCACTTCATAATTTCATGACAAGCCGGTGGATAATCCGCATTCAATAGGTATCGATACATTGTTGAGCGCTTAAAGGCTCCGGTACCAATGTTGTAGGCTAAATCGAGAGAAGCTAAGTGGACATTAGTCGGCAATTGTTGAGGGATATCTTCTAATGGTGTGTTGTGTTTATTAAGTGATGACGCGAGCATTGCATCACATTGTTCTTTGGTGAACGTGTCTCCTTGTTTAATATTTAATGTTTCGCCATAACACGCCGTCCAGACACCACCCACATCTTGATATGATATTTGGCGGTACCCTTCAAACGCCCCCGTAACAGCTATAGCTCCCGCTAATAGCGCACCAGTGAGTTTATTAAAACGCATTTTTGTGGCGTCTTTCTAATTTGATGCGATAGGCTGTGACAACAATACCCACAATAGATAATCCAATACCTACAACAGTAATGATATCGCTGCCATACCACGTAAAGTGACCAGTAATAATCTGCTCAAAGCTACTGTTTAACATCGACTGCGCATTTTCTGCTGATGTGGTGGCACTGATCCCCACACCAACACCTGTTCCAGCAGTGATTGCGAGTGTTGCTCTATCAAGCATGTCATTTTCTCCAGGCATAAAAAAACCCCGACGAAAGGTCGAGGTTTAGCATGATTGGTATAGATTACCTTAGTTTGCGGTCTGGTCAAGACGACTAATTTTGACGCTTAGATTTAGCATAAGAGCTCATTGTTCTAATTACGCCAATGATTGTTATAAGGGCTAATAAAATCGGTACGACAAATTTAACAGGCCTTACTAACTCAGCGACTGCATTTGAAAGGTGCATCCCTTCAACTTCAATAAATGGCGCTGTCGCCCATGGAATAAAATAAAGCGTTAACCCACCAAAAATAACAGTCAATATCAAACCAAATGGCCAATATATATCGGTTAATATTATAAATCCTTTACCTAGTTTATTAGCACCACGGTATCTTGCCATGAGTTATTCCATTTACTCATCGTTATAATAATGGCGAACCTTACTCTTATGTGGATATTAGAACCAACCAAATTTTAAGGTCTTATTTCTAACTCTAACATGTGTGCAATTTCAGTTGCTGCATCCTGAGAATAAACATAGATTTTTGTTAAACACTTCTCAAACAATGGCTTCAGCTCACTCTCCCACAGTTTGTCACTAACCCGCCCTAATCCTATATGCCGTAAATGCTGGCGAATATTATCAATACTAGGAACAAACAAACCGTGGCCATTGCATGAAGGACATTCGCCGGTATTTAATATTGAGCTGGTACCACTACAACGAGGACAAGTTGAGGATTTTAGGGACTGACATTGTGCGTATTCATCAATACGACGGCGCTCTTTGATGATTAACGCTTCAAGCTCATTAATAGCAGACAATAGTCGTTCTTCTGCAGCGTGGGTCTCGCAATGATCAATGTTACGCTGTAACCGTTTTATCTTTACCTGCCATCCCTTAATAAGTCGATTGCTACGTTTAGCTTGGTCACTGTATTTCCGCCATAACGCAGCTAATTGACGCTTTTGACTAGCTACTGGTTTATCGCAAAATACATCAAGAGCAACACAACTTAATGCCATCGCTAAATCTTTACGTTTTAGCGACTCATCATTCAACCATGAGGCCATAACATCGATGATACGATTTGCTGCAGGTGCATCATGAACGTACTTGGCCATCAATAAATCCATTCCCAATGGCATCTTATGTTGGACCTTACCAAACACAGCTAAGATAACGTCACCGGTTAATGTTTGGCGACCACGTTCATCAGCACTCACGCTACGTACTTCATGCATTCTTGCGAATAATTCAATTGCTCTGCTCATAATGCCCCATGTATTCAGTAATAATCGCGATAGCTTCGCTTGCTGAATAACATATTACCGCCTGATACCCGATATCATCGAGACGATGCAGCCATTGATTTTGGTTGTTACTTACAACTGACTTATTAGGCTTAGGCGCTTTCATTTCGATACGAAGGCCGTGGTATTTTGAGCTTGGAATATCTAACATCAGATCGGGATAACCAGGAGAGCCACCAAGTTCGATGAAGTCTTTGATTGCTTTGGGACCGCGTTTACCTTCATTGGGAACATGAGTAAGGTAATCCCCTATTCGTAGGCCATGAATAACGGTATAACTCGCCCATTGTATTAGTGCTTTTTGTTCTGCAGATTCAGATTCTCGTTTCTGTTTTTTGATACGTCCCTGAGCATTTGTTTTGAGGCGTGATTGAGTGCCGAAACTTTTTATTAAGTAGTAATCATTAAACATAACAATCTCTATTACTCTGTTATTTACCAGCAGCATAATAGGAATTTACTTATTTGAAGAGACATCACTCAGCGTATTTTATTCACTAATAGCTATTGAATAATTAAAATGCCGTCTCTAATTCTTCTCATTAATGTTATGTGCAACGCAGCAAGCATATATTGTTCTTTTTCCCCAGCTAACCACTCAAATGATACTCGTCCATCAAGAACATCATGACAATTGGAGCAGCAATCTACGGCCCAAAAATCATCACTTTTATAAGCCATTCCATGCGCAGTACTAAAAAGATGTGCTAAAACGACAGTATCCGGATTAAAGTTACACACTCCAAGAATTTGCACTGAGCATTGTTGATTTTTAGCAGCATTGCGCAATTTATCACTGCGCAATGCTGTAGTTTTGGAGATCATAATAATGACCTTAGTAGTGTTATCATCATTTATTGTACTTTTACTTATTGAATATAAATAAGTCGTTCACTTCTTCGTTATAAATACATTTTTTCAAACCTTTTCTGTTCAGCTTCTAATTCAATAAAAAGCTGAGGTAATTTTTTATCTCCAGTAAGAATAGCCACTCTAATCTCTTTTAATTTATTGTGTAATCTGTACTTATCTTTATTAATATCAAAACCTACTTTTTCCACACCCTATACCTCCAACAAAACAAACATACCAATCTGGCCTATCATCTTACAACTAGACACTATGTTGCGATAAAAAATTTCACTATTTAATTCTTATACTGATAAAACCCTTCAAACACGCACCAAAACATCCCTTTATAGCATATGCGGGGGATAATCAAGACTCTCAATTAAGAATGGTGATCAATATTGCAAACATTATGAATATAAAAATAATATTAATTTTCTTTGTAAGTAAATATCGTTGTTCTATTTCTATATAAGTTCTTATATGCAATTTTAAAAGGAAATAAAATGAAACCATTTAAATTCGGGGATAAAAAATTCTTAGTTCCTGCTTTAATTACTCCCCTATTAATGGCTCCAATGGGCATATCAGCAGCTGAATTAGATATTAAAATTACCAATATCACTTCAGGTTTGATTTTTACACCGCTACTTATTACAGGACATACAGCAGACAATCCACTTTTCCACTCAGGTACATCAGCATCTGCAGGATTAGAGCTAGTTGCAGAAAGCGGTAGTAATGATCATCTACTAACAGAAACAACTAATGCTGGCGCCATTGCTGTAAATAATCCAGCTAACGGCTTATTACTCCCTGGTGATAGCGTCAGCACAAATATCTCCACATCAGATAATCAAATGTATCTGTCTATTGTTGGCATGATATTGCCATCGAATGATGGTTTTGTTGGATTGGATAGCTGGAAAATACCGACAACGCCAGGTACTTATAACATTCGCTTAAATGCCTACGATGCTGGCACTGAAGCTAATGATGAATTAAGAGCAAGTATGCCAGTTCCACCACCCCTATCCTCTGGTGTTTTAGCCCTTGGTACAAATGGTACAGGTGTAATAAATACTATACCCAATGATAAAGTACACATTCATCCGGGTAGTGTTGGGGACTTTAATCCAACCGGTGGAATTAGTGATATAAACGCAGCTGTCCATCGCTGGTTGAATCCTGTTGCAGCAGTAACCGTGACAGTAAGGTAAATTGAATGAAAAGACATATTTATCTATTAACGAGCGTTATTGCTGTCGCTGCAATAGCAGGTTGTAATCATAATGAAAATAAAATGGCATCAATAGCAATGCCAACAACTGGGTTAACTGCAGGCGCACAATTTGATGTTTCCGTAACAAACAATAGTGCTTCTCAGCCATTATCACCACTAGCCTTAATTTCTAGTTCACAACAAGAACAAGTCTTTGCTTTAGGAAAAGCAGCATCAGTAGAATTAGAGCATCTGGCAGAAGGCGGCAATAACACCCCATTACTCGATTATAACCGTCACGATTCATCCGTTGACATAGCAAATACAGGTATAGGTGTAATTCCACCAGGTAAAACTGAAACAGTTAGAATTACTGTTAATGACCCTAAGGCGATGTACTTAACTGTAGCTTCTATGCTGGTAAACACTAATGATGCATTTATTGCTGAGGAGATTAATTTATCGACAATTCCTGTCATGAAAGAAAAAGTCATCACAGCACCAACTTGGGATGCGGGCACTGAACTTAATACTGAAACCGCTAACTCTATTCCAGGGCCCGCTGCTGTGGCAGCAGGCGGAACAGCAGAAGGTTTTAATGCTGAACGTAATGATATTATTAATAAAGTAACAACTCATCGCGGAGTCATATCTAATCAAGAAGGCTTAGTCACATCAGTTCTAACTGGAGAGAATAAATTCCTCAATCCATCAGTTAAAATTACGATAACCCGTATTCAATAAGTAGCACAATCTAGAAGGTGAAATAATACATTTCATCTTCTAGATTTATATGATTATATTAGTAATAGACAAATAGGAGAACTTTTTATAAAAATGGGACGTCATAATTTAGAAAAAAAATTTATTTCTCGTTTAGAGAAAACACAACGTTTATTTGGCTACATTTCACTAGATGCAATAATTAACAGTCATTTAAATCACCACAGAAACAATAATATTATGACACTTAAAAAAGTACATCATATCAATAACATGACAATATTAAAGCGTCCGATAACAGAACAATTCATATATATGCAACAACAGCAAAAATTAAAAGAAGCGAATATGAATAATTGCTAGGCACTCTTCGCCATAAACTACCACCATTTAATATAGCCACAATTAAGATTATAGTTACATACAGTGAAAAATTAGATTATGTGTTATTAATGTTAAGTAGCATTACGTCATTATTACTACCCAATACTAAAGTTTATACATCATCGTTATGATGCTCTTTTTTTGATTCATTTACTAATTAATTATAATGCTGAAGTACTGCTTTAAATTTAAATAAAAGCTTAACACTTGATATTTTTTCTGCTCTAAATTCCTATCCATCCCCCATAGATTTCCTAGAAAACACCATGGTTATATTTCCTGATTGAAAAAACAATCGAACCCCCATAGCTTAAATACACTTAATCTTTTAATTAAATTAACTACCCTATAATATTTCCTACATTTTAATATTCTCTGCCGAGCATATTAAAAGGCCCATATAGGGCCTCTTCTATTCTCACTGCTTTTTCATCTGCTTAAGCCGCGCATCTTGCAGCTTTGCTATCTCTGCAATAGTTTTATTCACACTACTCGATATCGCCAGTAACTCATCCACACTAAACAAGTTCGGCTCATTAAACAATTGGGCAATATGTGATTTACTAATTATGAACGCATCATTGGGGATCATCTTCGACTCTATAGCCTGACCATTTTCAATAACGGTCATAATTCTATAGCTCAATGGTTCTGCTGCTGGTTTCTTTGTGAGTTGTTCTGCCATTTGATTAAAGGCATTGATATACGCTTCTTTGACTGCTGCTGCACGTTTACCCGTAAATCCCATTACGAGGAACATGAAGCCGTCTTTCGTCATTTGATAAACTTTAGAGTCCCTAACAACAACGCCTGCTGTGATTTTTTTTGCGTGAGCCGAAAAGTTGGCTGACGTAAAAACGTCTGAACAATCAAGAGATTCTATTTTGGATAAGATATGTTTATGTTGTTTACTGAAGTGCTTCGATACCGCTAATGAATCAGTGACAAGTTCATTAGTATCAGAGATAAAAATAAGATCTGAGGGACTGAGTTGCATAATAGGCAAAGCAGATTGGATAGGCATAATAACCTCCTTGGAATGATTTTAAATCACCACACAGAGGTCTCAATCAATGGGTGGCGAACTGAGCAAGGTTGAGACTACCGCTTCCAAGGATACGGCCTACCCAAAGGTAGCCTCACTCAGCCCACCATAATTCAGGTGTGCGAGTTCGCCGCAATAAAAAACCAGCATGAGCTGGCGTTATTACGCCTTGGAAAAGTACGGGGTCTCAATCCCGATACCAGATTTTGCTGGTACTTTTTAAAGATAATATACAGGTGCTAACTAAGTCAACGGATAATAGTGAATATTATCCGTCAAGTGTTTGTTGATTTGGTAGGTAGCCTTGGCTTATCCAACACTTCAGATAGGTGTCGGTTGCGCGACACATATCCTTATTTGTCATATATTCATTCCCATTCGATATGCAATCACATGGATCAAGCTACAATTCTCATTCAACAACCGCTCATACCGCCATGCTAGTCGTTTAGTACGCTGTGGATTAAATTTTTCAATAGATTCTGCATTAGATAAATTCTGATGTAGCCAAACCGTATCAGAGCAGACTAACTGAGCAGCACTATCTGAACATAGACCAAAACGATTACAAATTGATACATCAGTCAGAAATTCAATAAGTTCAGTTTCATAGCTATAGATTTTTTTTAGTTGAATTTTATCTAATTTTTCTGGGTCATCGACTCTCGCCGCTTCTTGATAGAAAATTGCGACTTGACTTACTTTATTCTGCTCATTTTTTCTATAGTCTCTATAGTACTCAAGGTATTTTTCTGCTTCCCTTGATGACTGTTCATCTGACATATAGCTTAGTTGTTGTATGCCATATATAACACCGACAGCTAAAAAAACCGTTTGAATCCATACAGCGAATGTCTGGCTTTCAGATTTTGTTAAATATTGAATATATTTTTTCATTTTCCACTAACATCTATATTCTCAAAATGCATAACGAGTGAATAGCATAAACACTAATTTTAATCTGAATTACGAGTCACTATTAAATTTTTTTTAGCTTAATTTTCATAATGTCTATCAAGCTTTCCACCATCTTTTAAGTATAACTCAATAGCCTTCTCTCTCATTTTTAGTAAGCGCTTGTCAGTATGCCCCTCGGGAAATGCATAAGAATCCAAGTAGATCGCATGATATTTTAGTTGATCTACAACTGTGTCCTCCCAAGTTTGATTCCAATCAGCCAATTCCAAAATTTGTTCCACCGCGAAGATAAGGTTTGAAACATAAAACTCATATCGAATATATTCATCTCGAGTACGATAAAACTCGTAGTAGCGAGGTGAACCCTCAGGATAACTAGCTAATGAGTACTTAGGGTTATCAAAAGCTAATTTCAAGTAACCCACATATTGATTCTGTGCGTGAAGATCTCGTGCTTGAGTCTTTGAAATAGAATATTGCCAATATGCAACTAACAATGCTCCACTGGCTACAAAAAAAGCCGCGATCCCTGTAATTTCAGAAGTAGATAATGATTCAAACAAACTTTCAAATTCCTTTATTGTACCTAATTAAGCTAACAGCTTATCAATTAGAGTTCTTAATTTAATATAAGACACATTCATAAATCACATAGATTATACCCCACTCATTCCCATAAATATCATAACCTTAATAGCATTATTTTGTTTCAAAATGTTTTATTGATGTGGGAATTAAAAAATGAATTAAACAAAAAAAGCCATCAATTAAGAGACGGCCTTTAATATCAAAGCATAATAAACTAAAAAGTTAACATATTACTGAACAACAATTTGTTACGACTTAAAAGTAAAACGACTTTGTTTATAGTCTATCTTTCCTCTAACTAATTAAAATACAATCTATACGATTCAAAGATTAAAGTAATTAGACATTAAGCTTTTTAAAATCATATACGGGCCATTGAAATAAAATATTTATCAATGTCATCTAACAATTTACGATTTAATTGGCAATTTTTAGCAAAAAATCTCACTTCTTCAAGAGAGTTTTCATCAATATTTGGCTTTGAAACTCTCATTTTTTCGATAGTTTTATGAGGGACACCCATTTCATTTAGAGCGGAAAATCCTGAAGGAAGTTTAAGATTTTCAAATTGAGCTATCAAATATCCGTAATCAAATTTCAAAATAACGAGATTCTCAGTATTAATATCGTTCAAAATATCTGAAACTAATGACAAAAAAGAAGGAATAGTAAAATTAAAAAGATTTGAAACAATTTTCATCTCAGAGTCAATAGAGGCAGAGTAGGATAAACCATCTCTAGGATTTTTCCTATTATGTTTAAACTGCTCTTTAAAATATTCAGTAAGAGTATCGGATAAAAGATAAGACATGATCTTCGTACTAATCGCATTGATTACATCATCTGAATTATTATTAGATAATTTTATATCGCTCTTTGATAAAGCCCGAGGGCGAACTGTTACTAAAAGATTCATCAATAACTCTATCACTTCTTTTTCTGGCAAGCGTTTAAAAAGTAGTTTTTTATATAACGAAAAATTATTTTCAAAAATATCAAAAATCAATTCGTATGCTTTTTCTATTTGTAAAATATCTATTGATGAATTATTTTTTATTATTTTTAAAGGGATTTTTGATAAGAAACTATAGTTTTCCCATCTTTCCTTAGATGATTCAGTTCTATACTCCTCATCTATAGAAGCAATTAAATTTAGTGGAGTACATTCTGGCTGTAAACCAAAAGGAATATCAACCTCATCAGAATCATCATCTTTAGGTATTCCCTCTAAGCAATAAACATTACCAACAAAATGCCTATACATTCTTCCAGCTCGACCTTTAATATTATTAAATGTAAACTTATCTATCGCCGCACTACCATTAGAATTATCAAAGATAATAACATTTTTAGCTTGAGTATTTACGCCTTCTATTATTGTAGATGTACAAATAAGAACATTATGTGCTTCACCATTAAATAGATTGATAGAAAGATGTTGCATTGATCTTGGTAAAACACCATGATGAATAACTATACCTTTTTTTAGATATTTATAATAACTCCACTCTGAATCATACGATTCCTCAATCCAGTTATATAATAATTTATTACCTAAATCCTCACCTAAAATTCCATGTTTAACAATATCATTTGCTATCTTATTTGCCTTTGAAGGAGAACTACAATAAATTATCGTTTTTTCACCCATTCTACTCTCAAGTATCTCGATTACTTTTGATAATTTGCCATCATAGTCTTTAGATTTAAACGAATCTTCATAAATGTTAACAGCCACCGTCTTGAAATCAGAAGAAACAAAAATATAATCATCTGATATTAATTCTAATCCATTTACATTTTTTATGTTTGGTCCGATAAAAAACCATTGATTAGCTTTTTTTATCAGATTCAAAACGGTGACATTCAATGAGATTACCCTCTCATCATACTTAAATTTATCTTTTTTTGTATATTGAAATGATAGTTTATAGAACTCATCTAAAATGAAGAGATCTACGTCTTTAATATCATCTCTCTTCGCAATTCTTTCCTGTGTAAGGATATAAATAACAGGTTTTCCTCCACTTCGAGATTGGCAATTATGGTGTATAATTTCAAAATAATCTCCGAGTTCAGAAGTCAATTTTTTACGAGTTTCATCAATAAGTGCAATAGTAGGAACAATCAAAACAATAGCTTTATAGCGTTCTGATTTTAGAATATTAGCAAGTAATGCACTTTTCCCCATGCTAGTTGGAGCACTTAAAATTACATTAGACCCTTGAATTATATAGTTATATACTTTTGATTGTGCAGAGTGAAATACAAATCCACTGCTATTTTGAGGTTTGTTACTCTCAATTATAACTATATCCTCCAGATCTAAATCATCAAATTCAGTACTTAAGTATGGATATAGTCCGGACTTTTTAACAAGATGCTTTAGCAGACTTCTATACTTATCAAAATCTGATATACATCTTTGTTCTTTTTTCTCAGAGCAATCCCCTAATATTCGAATAATCATCTCTCTACCAATAGATTTCGTAGCGGGATTAGACAGTAATTCTGCAGCCGTTTTAATATAAACTAAAGCATCATCATAGAAACGTTCTTGATTAATTAACATGTACAGCCAACCTTTTCTTTAAATTTCGATACTAAAGTTTCACAGCATGGGATAGGTAGAAAATAAACCCCAATTCTAACTTCATTTGTAAGTTTCATTTGCTTGTCAATTCTATCTATTGCTTTAAGAAAATGATTCGATATATCATATGACAATTCATCATCAGTCGTTAAATTATTATAATTAGATAAGTTATATATAAAGAATATAGAAAAATTAAATCTATCTACACATTCTAAAAAACATCTCTCTGTATTTAAAATATCATCTACATTATGCTTATATAAATATGAGTCATCTTTAGAGTCTAAGATCATTTTTCTAGCATAATCGATATCTTCCAAAATAAGCTTTTTTATTTTTGATGCGCACTCATCAATAACTGTCTCAATAGAGCTTTCGTCTTTGATAAGCTCAACTGTACTTAGCCATAACTCATCATCGCTATCTTCTTTCAAGATTATATTAACAGAATCAAAACTAAAACCTCCCTTATCCCCAACAGAGAATAATACCATTGGTATTGGTTGAGAATCACTTTCTGTTCTTAAAATACTATTGAAGATAGTTTTTGAAATTATTTTACCAAGATCTTCTTGTTTTAACCTATCCTTTAGTATCTCTGTTGTTTTTATTAATGATGGTGAATTTATTAACTCAGTTGGCTTCATTAATATCTCATCAATCCAACATAATAACTGATCTACTATATACTCATATCTATAACATGAGAAATGGAAAGCTTGCTTATAACCTTGATTAACACATTTATCTTTCACACTCTCATGAAAAAGATTTACTATTCTTTGTGATCTGTTCTTTGGATATACTTTAATATCTCCAGATTTAACCTTTATATGATCATTAACAAATTCAATCATTCCTTTTCGGAAAATTATCTTTTCATTTGCGTTACCGCTAGATTTTGACACCTGACTTTTTCTATATGCTTCATTACAAATTAGAGATCCCAAATCACGAACTTGTTTTATCGTAAGCAATTTACCAAGGACATCCTCAGCATATTTCCTTATATTAAAATCAATATCTTTACCTATAGAGCTAACATCATAAAAAACTTCCCAGAGAGTATTATTTACCCAGTATTCCCCCCTATTTCCATTTCCCGATTTAAATGTCTTCCCTAATGCATTATCAACCTGAGAAATTAATTTATCTCTAGTGTCAGTATCACATCTCAAATGAAATGGTATTTGCAAATACTTTAAAGATGAAAATATCGGTTTATCTGTCACTAAGATAAATTTACTTCTTAAGCTTTTATCTCTATCCAACTCTAATGATTTATGAAGAATGGAACTTTGAGGCTTTGATGTTCCGATAGAAGTTGTATTTCTCGGTTTTTTTAGCTCTGCCAAATTCCAATCTTTATCTACAGTCCCTGTTTTAACTTGAACATAAGTAATCGAGTTATCTGTATGGTATATATCTATATCATCAAATACTTCACATCCAATACCTTTAATCTCTCGATCCAAAAGCATACGTGTTACTAATAAGGCTGCAAAATAATCTTGGTAAAAAAAACCCTTTTTTGCTCCTGTACCACCTTGGTTACTCTTGTCCATCTGAAACATATTGATATAAACACTATTTAATAAAGATAGGTTTAATTGTATTGTTTAGAGGGCACCTGTCTACCCCTTAAGAGCTTAATTTTGAATGACACTATAAATTTTAATAAGTATCACCCTAAATCAGTTAATCTACCATTACTTCTACAGCGAGTTACTTGACTCGCTTTTGTCCAAAAACTAATCAAAATCCAAATCATATTAAAAGTGGTTAGCTATATTAGAAGATTTAATCTTAAATAATAATGGGTGAGTTATCAGTGAGCTAAATATCTTACTTATGATTGGACTAAAACAAACTAACATAATCATCAAATCAATACCCATTTAACATCACAAATACCCTAACAACCGATTAACAGCCAATTCCACTTCTTCCTCACCTTCAAAGTAACTATTCAAAATGCTATTCCACAACACCCCGAACGATGCTTGATATAACTCACTGAACTCAACATCATCCATTTTGGCAAACCGAATACTCTTGGCCTCTCTGCGAATAGAACCATTGGGCAACACAACTTGGTCATACCATCCAGCTTCAACAATCACCCATTTCCGATACGCTTCAAACGACTTCTCTGTTTCAAGCTGCGCCCTATGTACTGATAGATGATCTAAATAACCGCTCGCCATCTCTTGCAGTATTCGTTCTTCCCCACCGTATTGCGCTAACATTCGAACAAAGCGCATCAATAGCCCGCGTTCTGCGGGTGATACAGTGCCTCCTGTTGGATTCCAGTAATCAAAACCTAAGTTTAATAACGCAAAATATTTACGGTGAAACATTGGATTGCGTAACGTTTTAAAGTCACACTCAAGCACCGTCCCTATACGTTTTTTATCGATGAAATTCTTATCATCATCGGTAAGCGGGACTAATGCCCCGCCTTGCGTTTTAACTAGCGCTATCTTCGCCATAAACGCTATCCCTTAATGAAACTGCCTGTTTGCGCACCTTGCAGCTTAAACGCACGCTTAGTGACAATTTCAGCAATAACACATTTGAAGACATGCACTTCAATCGAATACCATATACCGCCAGATTTCACGTTATGGATAACATGGCCAGAACGTTCACCGTGTTTCTCGATAGCAGCAATTGCAGCGACACGCTGATCAAACGTATCAGCGCCAATAATACGAATCTCTCGACTAGTCATATTGCTACCGCCTTAAGTACACCTGCGTTAATAAGCTTCTTGGTAAGCCACAATTCACCTTTACCCGTAATCAATGTGGTATTAGCTATACGGTCATTTTCAGGCCCATAGGTACTTTGGCGCACGACAAAACAACCATTCTCAATGTATTGCTGCATCGGCAAGTTATAACCTTGGCAGCCACTGATTAATATTTTCATCTCACGTAGAACAACGAAGATTTTACGGGGGCCTAAGTTCACAGCCTTAGCGAACTTACCCAATGTCATACCACGATCAACTTTGGCGATACGCTCGGCAAAATCAACTTTTGGGGCATTCAATATGAGCTGCTTGTTTTGGGTTTCAATTTGTCTAGCTTGGTCAGCAGCAAGTTGTAATGCATCAGCAAATGTTTGAGGAAGCGGTATAGGTTGTGTATTTTCTAGTTCTTGCCATCGGTCAACTAACACAGCCGTAAATTCAGGAGATAACTGAGCAACAACAACATAGCTATCACGCTTATTTACATGATAAGCCTCAATAGTTTGCCCAAGATGGTTAACTTCCTCCATTGGTGTAAGTTGGATTAAACCTTTACCACTTAGCCTTTCCATTGACCGTTTTACACTATCGTGACGAGACTGCAGTAACTCCGCTATCTCACGAGATGACATCATCATTAAATTACTAACTGAAATATCCATCACTACACCTCCCCTACACACGTTAATCTCTTAGCATTAGCCTTCTTAACTAGCTCTTTATCTAATATTCCACGAGCCGCAATATCCCATCCATTGAACGTGCTTGCCTTTGCCCGACCAGATTTAACCAGGTTATAATCATACTCAAGCCACTGCTCGATAATGGCTTTTGTAGGCTCTAACTGATGAGCATTAATCGGGAGGTGATAACACGCCGCAAACTCCAATGCCCGTTCGACATAAATCCCACGTAAACCATGTTTTGACCACGATTTAATAGCGCTACCACTGGCACAGCAATAAATACCAACTTTGTATTTTGCACTTGTGACATCAGAGATATTTTCATCATGAAGAACAATTAAACGTAGCAATGAATTAAAGCCATTCACTGCAAGTTCTTCTGCCATTGCTGCGCGTTCTGACTCAGTAAATTTACTCATGATGCGCTCCTTTTCGTGCAACACGAGCAAACACTGAATTAGTTTTAAACTGCTCTGGTTGCACTGTTGTCGAATTACGTTGTTTATCAAATTCAGTCACACAACTAATCGGCGGTAACTGCACGAGTTCAGTTAATAAACCTTGTTCTTCAAGTCCCTGATATTTTTCAAATGCTAGTCTGAATTTCTTCTCAGCTTCGGATGAAGATAGTCTGTTACGGATAGCCCAAGATGTTGCCTGACGTGCTCTTTTTTCAGCTAAACTTTGTACTGGCATACGATTTAACATGCGACGAAATGCATCCTGCCACTCAGGCTCACCTTTGCACCAACTACAAAATTTACCCACGCTTGGAAAGAAATCTGATTCTTGTCGGCGAGCTTGTGATAAGCCTCGCAGCACCTGCTCCATACTGACAATACCATTTTCTATCATTCCCTTAGCAAAGCTGGCACGTGTTGCTTTGAACTCTTCTGCGGTTCTCAAATGATTACGCCAAGCAGGTAGTACTGAACACAATTCTTTAAAAATTGAGTTAATATTCTGCATAGCAAAATCATCAATTTGGTTCACTTGATTCACATACACTGGTCGTTGTGTAATATGATCATGGCTAACAAATTCAGTTATATTTTTCATGGTCGTTACCTCTGTTTTCAAATGAGTGATAATTACAGTCCTAGATCTTTCCCCCATGTCAGATCATCAAAATCAGCAAGCGTTACAGGTCGATTATCAGGATTCAGTTTGGTGATCTTGGCTGCTTGCAAATACCCTGAAAACTTACTTGCTTTGAACAGCGTGCTTGGTCGTATGTACTGCGCCATTTTTCCATCACTGCCCCATTCGATTTGTTTTTGAGTGATGACTAGGCACAAATCTTCAACGGTATACCCATCGTTTAGACGACCATTGATGTGATTGATATTGGATTTACAGCACTGGAATTTACTTCCTGTGACTGCGTTCAAGTGTTGGATGACTTGCTTTGCAGAATCAGAATTTTTATCGGATGGATTAGTATCGTCGTGCTTGCTCGACAATAGATCTTTATTGTTACTCTTCAGTTCTTGTTTAATATCAGTCTTTATTAGTGTCGGCTCAGACGGATCTGGCTTATACGGATCAGGCTTAGCCGTATTAGGGTCACCCATATCCGTGTTATACGGATTAGGCTTTTTCGCTATTGGTGTGTCATAAACGATGTAATTTGTATCACCGGTAGATAGCTTTTCAATACCTACAAAACCAGTATCTTTAAGCTCTTTTAAGATGGCATAAACACCATCTCGGGCGGTCTTCTTTGCAGTATTTTTAGTGACTGTGATTAGCTGTGCTGGTGACACACTCCAATTATCCGGCTTAGATAAAATGTAAGACAACATACCCATTGCCTGAAATGACAATTGATTATTAGTAAACACAGTATTGCTAATTGTCGTGTATCGATTACGACGCTCTGACCGGATAATAGACATTACACTTCCTCCAACTTTTGCGGTGTCTGCTGACGATTAAACAAAGTGGCATTAGCACTTGTAGGCTCAGTCCCTAGCAACAATAAATTCTTAGCGACTGATATACTCATACCACGGCGTTTAGCCGCGACACGAGACACTATGGTGATAATTTTTTCGAGGTCATCTAAGTTATTCATAATTCAGTCATCCATTCAGGAATGGCAATACCAGCAATCGTTAATTCACTTCTTATCTCGCGCGCTAAATCGGCATCATTGATCATCATGTCGCGAACGCTTGAGATAGCTAACGTATATAAAAATTGAGCTTCATTGGTATCAGCTGCTTTAGAAAAAGAATCAATCACTGCTCGGTCAGATTCAGTGAATCGTACTTTCACTTGTTCATCACGAATCAAGGCTTGTGGCAGCCCTACTTTGCCGATCTTACGACGTGCTGCGATAGTGGTTAGCATCTGCGTTTCAAACTCGTTTAATTGAATCATTGGTCGTTACCTTCTTGGTCGTTTCTAAATTTAACTTCAGCCCCTTGTTATCAACCCCATAGTCACTAGGATTAAAGATATAAGGGACGTCTTCACTTAAATGGCATAACAAAGCAATGTGCAACGGAGGGCCATTCTTCTTCCACTTCACAACCGCGGTATGGCTGACACTAAAAGCTTTTGCTGTTTTAGTAACATTTCCATATTTAACTATTAAGGTTTGGATCAGGTTATTCATATTACCTCGAAACATTAATAACTAAAGACCTTATTGTTTCGACAATATAGTAACGTACCGAAAGTTTCAAGTGAATACAGTAAAATAGAACGAGGATTAACTTTGAGAGTAAGCAATGAACAAAAAAGAGACTTTTGGCGAACGCCTACTTAGAAAGCGAGAAGAACTAAAACTGACACAAGAACAGTTAGCAGCAAAAATTGGTATTACGCGTGTAACAATAAGTAAAATAGAACAAGACCTTACGCAAAGTACACGTGCTGACACATTACTTTCGCTAGCCAAAGTATTAAAGTGCACCCCTCAATGGCTTTTAAACGGTTCGGGTAGTGAGAGTACATTAGCAAATGAATCAAACGTTGTTGCTGGCCCTCCAATTTATCAATTTGTACCTCTAGTTAATTGGGTACAAGCTGGTAATTGGACAGATATAGCACCACAAATTTCTTTTGAAGATACAGAGTTATTCCCATGCCCAGTAAAAAGCGCTCCTGGTACTTTTGCTCTACGTATTCAAGGAGATTCAATGCTGCCTAGGTTTGAGGAAGGAGATCTTATATTTGTTGATCCAGAAAAATTAGATGTAGAAAATAACAAATATATTGTCGCTATCTTAGAAGATTCAAATGAAGCTACATTTAAACAGCTACAGATTATAGATGGACATAAATATCTTAAAGCTCTCAATCCCGATTATCCGCCAGAACTAAAATTTCTAAAGATTAATGGTAATTGTAAAATAATCGGCACTGTAATTGCGCACATGAAACAAGTTTAAACACAACTCACATTCCCTACACAAATAACAAAGAAAAATAACATCCCTAAATATCAATATATTAAGCGCATTCTATGCGCTTTTTTTTTGCACCAAATATTCTTCTTAAATTTCTGAGCTATTCCATAAATAGATCAAACAATCCCCAGAAAAAAACACACATCCTCGTTACTTTTGGTTCGAAAAAACATTAATTGTCACTTTTGGTTCGAAATATTGTTGACAGCAAATGTTCCTAAGGTTACATTTTAGACATCAGGTAAACACAGTCCCTTACACGACTACTTACCTTTGCTCTTTAATATTATGGTAATTGTCATTTAAGTTTCGCGCCTTGTCTTGATGGCGCTGAGCCACTCTCACTAGAGATTTTGAGTGGTAATAATCAAGGCTAGTGCACTAGAAAGGTGGTGCATAAACGGTTTTTACCGATGCTCTTTCGATGATAGTGCGTTGCGTAAAATGCGAGACAACTAGCTAACTCACACAACAATTTTCTTTAATATACAGGTAACTAAATGCCTAGATAATCGAGAATGATATGACAATCGCACAGCTAGATAATTTTGATTTTTTAGAACGATTACACAACGTTCTTAAGCCAAGTAAGCCCATTGATAGTATTGAACAATTATGGGGAAGGAAAAAACAACTCCAAGAATTAGAAGTCGCATTACATGCTGATGGGCGACATGCTTTTATTCTAGGAGATCGAGGAGTCGGTAAATCTTCATTGGCTCAAACTGCGGCGCATCTTCTTCAATCGTCGGATAACCAACCGATTATTGTTAGTTGTGATTATACATCGACATTAACTGGCATTATTTCTGCTATTTTAAATGAGGCTCTAGCCTCTATTGATATATCAGAGCGTTCACATAAAATTGCCTTTAAACCACCACTACTCTCTTTTGAATTTTCAGAGCAGTTATCAAATAAGCCCTCATTACCAGAAGTGATAGATCCATTAACCGCCACAATGGCTTTGGATAGTTTATCTAAATGGCACTCTGAAAAGACGATTATTGTTATTGATGAGTTTGATCAGATGCCTGATGATCAGCGAAAAGCGTTTGGGGTATTACTAAAACAACTCGGTGATAAAGGGTCGAAAGTTAAATTAATATTTACAGGTATTGGGCAATCATTAGATAGCTTAATGGATGGTCACTTATCCAGCTTTAGGCAACTACACCAAGTAAAACTAGATGTATTACCATGGGATGGTCGATTTAAGATTATTGAAACGGCCTTTAACGAATTCAATATTAAATTACCAGAAGATATTCGTTATAAAATAGCTGGCTTAAGTGATGGCTTTCCTAGTTATGTACACTTGATTTGCGAAAAAATCCTCGTTGCCGCTCATTTTTCTGACGACCCAATAACTGAAATTAACTTCTCTTTATTTTTACAAGCTCTTGATGATGCAATCAATTCTGTCTCTGAAATACTACGAAAAAGTTATGATCAAGCAACAGATGGTAAACCAGAATATATTCACCATATTCTTTGGGCTATGGCGGATTCAGCCGATTTAATTAGAAGCTATGAGCATATAACCTTTTCCTATTCGGATATTGTTAATCAATTAGAATTGGAAGCATTAGACGAAGATAAGTTTAAAAAAGAATTTGCAAAATTAAGAAATAAATCTTACGGATGTATATTAAAACGAGCATTTGATAATCGTCCCGGCTGGTTTGCTTTTCGTGAAAATGTTATTCGAGGCTTTATTCGAATGTGCGCAGAGAAAAGCAATGTTCAGTTAGATTTTGAACGTTATTTTACTGCCCATACGGCATCAGCAAGAACAGTAGGAACCCAACGTAAATATCAACCATTAACAGAAGTTGAACGCAACGTTGAATATTTAAAGCGTAAAGATTAATAAGACCAAAGGTAACGACCGGAATACACCCTTCGGGGATGTATTTCAAAGGAAATTGAATCAGTTTTCTTTGAAATACTAAATATTAATGGCAAAGCACGCTGAGGATAGTGAGCATGGTAGATAATATAAAAACATGGATGTCAAAAGCACATGAAGACGTCAATAAAATAAAACAATTCTATGATTTTAAAAATCAAACTTGCGGTACAGAATTGTTTAATCAACCACTTGTTGCAAGTGTTTTTATTACAGATGATGGTAGTAGAACTATCGTTATTAAAATTAATGGTGTCATTGAACTCTTTGATAATAAAGGGACTTCACTACCCATACATGATATCACTCGCCCTTTTGTTTCCTTTTTTAGCGATGCATGCTCGCGTATTAATAAGTTATCAATGATGGAGCATAAAGAAAGTCAGCAAGAAAAACTAACACAATTATTCTTATCAGAAATCTGCACCTTTACCACAGATGATGGTGAACGATGGGCTATTCGTTGTGGTAACGATATTAAAACTAGTAAGAATCGAAGCTTTATCCCCTGCTTTTGCTCAATAACAATAAATAGTAACTGCTTATTGGGAATGGTTAGGTTTCACGAAAAGCGATTGGAAATAAGGTGATTTAGCGTCAAGTCCAATAGGACTAATCTGTATACCCATGATCCCTTTCAGCGAATAAAAGTCAGGTTTAGTAGTAAGTCTAGCCCCTAAAAAAAGAGCCATTATTTCTAGCTCTGGCGGGAAAAACACTTGAACTTTAAGACTATATCTATCCATGACGGCAATGGGACATTTGAAAAAGCCACCTAACGGTAAGTGATTAAGGTAGTCGACTACAACTGATGATATTTGAATCTCAGTATTTAGAGCCTCACTTGGTGAATCTAGATAATCAATATTTAAAACACTCCAATTCATACGCACCTCAAATTTATCTAACAACAAACATACCAAATAACCATGAACAAACAAATATTAATGCTTTTTAACACGCGTTAATGTGAACCTTGCTGCTTTTCCTCAGATACAAAAAAACCCTGCCATTTCTGACAGGGTTAGTTTAGGCACTAATAACGACCAAGAAATTAGTACCGTGGTGACAACGACCAAGTATGTCACCAAAGGTAACGACCAATGCTTTGCAGATAACTAATAAACATAGCAACTAACAAAAACAAAGGACCTAGAGAGTATCTTATGAAAAACATTTTTAATCAAGTATCGACACAAGAAGCTGATGCACTAGAAAAATTCCTAGCCATTGGCAAACATCGGATCCTAAATAACCGTGAGTTTTGCGGCTTTTCCGTCTCTGATTTCGTCACTTTTTACTTTGAAGTTCACGATGGAAAATTAGCTAATGCCATGGTTAAGTTTCTTATCACAGCTGACTGTAGCTCAAGCAATACTTTACTTACTTTAATGGGCTTTAAAGAGTTCGCAAAAGATGTCTTTGAAGAGTTCTTTAATGAAAATGAAACGACTATCTTAAAAACCTTTCGTGCTGAATATAAGGAGCAAAAAGAAGAACTTGAAATTGCACTGGCAGGTTTATAACCCATTCGTAAAGTGCTCTTCTTTAACCAGAGCACTTTGAGAATGTATAACCTAAAGGTAACGACCAATGACCACTCAACCAACTATTCCTTTTGAGCAACAATACCCTGCTGTCGCGCAACGCGGTATAGATCAATCAACGTGGGGAGCCCTACAAAATAGCGTATTCCCGGGTGCGCGTGACGAATCAATATTAATGGCCGTGGATTACTGCTTATCACGTCATTTAGATATTTTACTTAAACCCGTTCACCTTGTTCCAATGAGCGTTAAAGATGCTTCTTCGGGTAATTCAACATGGCGTGATGTTGTTATGCCTGGTATTGGTTTATATCGTATTCAAGCTGACCGAAGTGGTACTTATGCTGGCGCTGATGAACCAGAGTTTGGTCCTACATTAACAGCCGATTTAGATGGTAACCAATATACATTTCCTGAATGGTGCAAATATACCGTCCATAAACTTATTGGTGATCGAATTGTCGCTTTCAGCGCAAAAGAATATTGGTTAGAAAACTATGCAACCTCAGGACGTAATGCCCAAGCACCAAACGCTATGTGGAAAAAGCGTCCTTATGCACAGTTGGCCAAATGTGCAGAGGCTCAAGCATTACGTAAAGCATGGCCTGATATTGGACAAGCTCCGACCGCTGAAGAAATGGAAGGCAAAGAGTTTGTACCATCAGAAAAAGATGTCACCCCACAACAACCAGCCATCAAACACTACCCTGTCGATCAGTTTGAACTTAATTACACCAAGTGGTCATCCGTCATTCAGTCCGGTAAGAAAACGGCTGAACAGTTGATCGCCATGATTGAAAGTAAAGGTGTGTTAACTGAACCTCAAAAACAAGCACTCATCAATTGTGAAGCGGAGGAAATCTAATGCGTATAACAAATGTTGTCCAAGGAACTCAACCATGGCACGAATTACGAGCCACTAAATTTACTGCCAGTGAAGCACCAATAATGATGGGGGCATCAAAATATCAAAGTCGTGATGCCCTACTTAAACAAAAAGCGACAGGTGAACGACCAGAAGTGAATAGCTTTCAAGAAAAGATATTTGCTCGTGGTCATGCAGCAGAAGATGCAGCTCGTCCACTCGTAGAAAAACTCATTGGTGAAGAGTTATTCCCAGCAACAGCAATCAGTGATGAATATGATTGGATGCTTGCAAGTTTTGACGGTATCACCCTGCTTGAAGACATTGTCTTTGAGCACAAACTCTATAACCAAAACTTATTTGCCCATGTGCTTGATGGTCACTTAGAACCGCACTATTACTGGCAATTAGAACAACAACTTCTAGTCTCTGGTGCAGAGAAAGCCATCTTTGTTTGTAGTGACGGTACAGAAAAACTCTTTGCTTCTTGTGAGTATGTTTCATTACCAGAGCGCCGCGAACAACTCATTGCCGGTTGGCTGCAATTCCAAAAGGACTTAGCTAATTATGAGCAAAAAGAAGAAGTCATTATTCTTGAAGCCGAGCCTATCCGTGACCTACCCGCTTTAACTTATAAAATGGATGGTTTAACGCTTAACAGTAATTTTGATGTATTCAAACAAGCGACCATGGCACTGATTGAAAAATCAAAACTCCCCATTGAAACCGACCAAGAGTTTGCTGATGCTGAACAGCTCGTCAAAGTATTCAAAGCGGCAGAAGATAAGCTTAAGGCAATCTCAGAACAAGTACTTGGTGAGGTAGATAGCATTGATAGCTTTACTAAAGAATTGAAGTTTATCAGTGAACAGATTCGCCAAGCGCGATTAGCTGCAGATAAACAAGTGAAAAATCGTAAAGATGAGATCCGCAAAAATATTCTTAATGATGCCAACGCTAAAATTCAGCAACATCTCAATACATTATCGTTAGAAATTAAAGCGCCAATGCTAGCACCTACAGTATCAGTGCTTAATGCGATGAAAGGTAAAAAGACAGTTCAATCACTGGAAGAAGCGGCAGATACTGCAATCGCACAAGCTCTAGTGGAAGCCGACCTTTTAGCTAACAAAGCAAAGGAAAACTACGCCATCCTATCGACATATGCTGAATACCAATTCTTATTTAATGACTGGGCGGCAATTTGCTTCAAAGATACCGACGATTTTAGTGCACTTGTTAAAACTCGAATTACTGACCACAAAGCTGCAGAAGATATTCGATTAGAACAAGAACGCCAACAAATGCAGATAGAAGCAGAGGCTAAAGCACAAGCGAAGATTGAAGCCCAACAGGAAATAGCACCAACTAACGAAGAAAGTAAGCAAAGTGATGTTATTAGTAATGCGCTCAATAAAGGCAAAGTAGCACTAGAATCAGTATCGCTTGCTCAACATATAGGAACATCAGAAATCAAAGCAGTACCTATGATTCAAATGACAGCTAAAGAAGCGAATTATCTTCGAAAACGAGATGCCATTTTAACAGCACTCGAAAATGCTGGTGTTGATAATTGGTCAGGTTATGACAATGCCATCCGCAATATCACTAATATCAACGTCCAAATATAAACTCTTGATTAAGTGGCTTTCCACATCCTTGTAAATCCATTTAACCGTACTACGAAGGCAAACTTAAACCCACGGTTCGGAAAGCTTACTTACACTACTTCAAGTGCATAATGATTCAATACACATTTGCAATTTTTTGTGCGTAAAACGTGAATTAAATCACGTTTTATATTTTTTAAATGAAATGTACCATTAAAATATTCTATAAAAACAACTATTATGGACTTGTAACATTACTTTGATATACAAAACCCTTAAAACAAATAAAATCCACATCGAAACTTATTGCTTATCTAAAAAAAAACCACGCAGCTGTTTGTAATTCACTATATCTTTACAGAATAAAAACATCAGCCCCTGACACGTTATTAGCATAAGGTATAACTTATTGAATTTTTATTATTTAATATAATATGTATAATTTTTGAGAAAGCTATAGGCCAATAAATTTACATTAACTTAAAATACAAAAATAAGGCGTTGATTATTAATGGGATTACATAATAAGGTCCAAACCATTAGTTATACAATTATTGCACTGATAGCATTCGCAGCAAATTCTATTTTATGTAGAATAGCGTTAAAAGATAATGCGATAGATGCATCAAGCTTTACCATTATCCGTCTTTTATCTGGCGCCTTATTATTTATCCTTATATTTAGTTTCAAGACTAAACCAGTAACAAGTCGCTCTGATAGACAAAGTCGTAATTGGAAACCTGGAGCAATGTTATTTATTTACGCCATTACATTTTCATTTGCATATATATCATTGGATACAGGAACGGGAGCACTTATTCTATTTGGTGCCGTTCAACTTACGCTAATATTTACTAGTATTACCAAAGGAAATAAATTACATATATCAGAATGGTTAGGCCTTATTATTTCTTTTTTCGGTCTTGTTTATCTAGTCTACCCAACACTGACTACACCAAGTATCTCTGGTTTTCTTTTAATGGGATTATCAGGTATAGCATGGGGTGTATACACATTGATTGGTCGTGGTTCAGATAATCCCATGAAGGATACTGCGTTTAACTTTAAGGTCACGATACCTTTAGTTTTATGTTTAATGCTATTTACTTTTCCAATGGTAAATCTTTCATTTCGTGGTGTGGTATTAGCAGTATCTTCAGGTGCATTTGCTTCAGCGTTAGGTTACACCATTTGGTATATGGCATTAAAGGGATTATCAGAAACTGAGGCTGGCGTTGTCCAATTATCAGTTCCGGTTATAGCTGCAATTGGAGGTGTTTTGTTTGTTTCAGAACCAATTAATACACGACTGATTATTGCATCTATATTTGTCCTGACTGGTATTTTAGCTGTACTTATTGGTCGTGGAAGCTTACAAAAAAGTAAAGTAAATCTATAGAGATTCAAGATAGAACATCACCAATACAGTCCCTTCCCTCCTCATATCCGTAGCATAAACTATCATCAGCCCTACCTTGGAATAGTTCTATGCCAAATTGTACTCACTGCCAAAAACGACCAGCAATAGCTTTCACAACATTTGAATGTTATTGCCAAGGCTGCGCACTAGATGTAGCTCTTTCTTTACTCAACCATTGTCAGCTTAGTGAAAATTCAATCAATGCCCTTATCTCTAATGGTTGGAACTTACTAGTACCCACTTCACATCATTATTCTGCGACTAATATCGCTCAAGAGCTTAATTGTAGTGCACAAAAATAGGGAGAACAGCAAACAAACTCGGTTTAAAAACACAACAATACGGCGAGTGGCGATTAGACCAAGCCACCAATTGCCGTAAACAAATAGAAACATTTTGGTACAACGATGCTGGTAAACAGCGATTGATAGAACAGATAAAAGGTAACGACCAATTATGATGAATATTTATCAGGTAGAGCCTAATAAATGGGTTAGTAATGTACTTATCGAAGCAATTACAGGCTTAACTGAACGACGCATAAAAGAATATAGAATGTATGCATGGCAAGAAGGCATTCATTTTAAACATGCGAGCCCAAAAGGAGCAAACGGTACTACTGCTAAACTTATGTATAACAGAATTGAAATTGACCGTTTTTTTGATAATAACAAGAGAGTTTCTTAATT